AGACAATCGCAAAGGAATCAAAGAACATAGATATGGGAGGTGTAAGAACCGTGCCAGAAAATATGGGTAAAGGAGGTTTCAAAGTAACTGCTCTAGACAACGAACATGGCAACAGATTAGTTATAAAAAGTAAAAAATAAACAAAAAAAACAAAAATAAAAAAACATGGCTGGTTCAGTATTATCGAGTCCGGGTTTCGCATTAACCCCCTCGTCAGTAAAGGCAACATTGCCTTCTAACTACATTACCAATTTTAACTTCTTGAACCAGTATCTTCCTGATACTTACGAGAAAGAATTTGAAAGATATGGTAATCGTTCAATTGCATCTTTCTTACGCATGGTCGGTGCGGAGATGCCAAGTAACTCCGACTTAATCAAATGGGCTGAGCAAGGCCGTCTTCATACCAAGTATACAAGCTGTACATCAGCAGCTGCTGCTGGTAGTGACACCGCTACTTGGACTGTAGCTGACGCAGGCGTTACTGCTTGTGTTTTCAGAGTTGGTCAAACTGTATTCTTATCTAGAAATGCAGGTGGAACAACTAGTGACAAAGCAATTATCACTGCTGTAAGTGGATTAACTTTCACTGTAGCATATTATAATGGTCCTGGACAAAACATCCCTGTATCAACTGCATCTAGTGCATTTGTTTACGGTTCTGAATTCAAAAAAGGTTCTAACGGTATGTCTGGTTCTTTGGAATCACAAGATGATATCTTCTCTAACAGCCCAATCATTATCAAAGACAAGTATGAAGTTTCTGGTTCTGACATGGCTCAAATCGGATGGGTAGAAGTTTCTACTGAGAACGGTGCAACAGGTTACTTGTGGTACTTAAAATCAGAGCACGAAACTCGTTTGCGTTTTGATGACTATTTGGAAATGGCTATGGTTGAAGCAGTTCCTGCTGAAACAGCTTCTGGTGCTATTGCAGCTACTGGTGACGTTGGAAACAAGGGTTCTGAAGGTTTATTCTACGTTGTTAATAGCCGCGGTAACGTGTGGGGCGGTGGAAACCCAACTGCATTAGCTGATTTCGATGCTATCTTGCAACGTCTTGACAAACAAGGAGCTATCCAAGAAAACGCATTGTTCATCAATCGTCAATTCTCTTTGGATATTGATGATATGTTAGCTGCTCAAAACAGCTACGGTGCAGGTGGAACAAGCTTTGGTTTGTTTGACAATGACGAGAAAATGGCATTAACTTTAGGATTCCAAGGCTTCAAGCGTGGTAACTATGAGTTCTACAAAACTGACTGGAAATACCTTAATGACGCTACTTTGCGTGGTGGTATTAATGGTGGTGCTATAAACGGTGTGTTAGTACCAGCAGGTTCTACTAGCGTTTATGATCAAGTGTTAGGTAAGAACGCTAAACGTCCATTCTTGCACGTTCGTTACAGAGCTAGTGAAACTGAAGATCGTCGTTACAAAACTTGGATCACTGGTTCTGCTGGTGGTGCAACTACTAGTGACTTGGATGCTATGCAAGTTAATTTCTTGTCTGAGCGTGCATTGTGCACCTTGGGAGCTAATAACTTCTTCTTATTCAGTAACTAAGAGTAATTAATAATCAATAAACTAAGTGGGGTTAATAGCCCCACTTTTTTTTTGCTATATTTGCACTGTAAAATTTTAATCAAATGAAAAAACCAGAAATCAAAGACAGGGTGTATATCCTGAAGGGAGGATCACCTCCGTTATCATTTATGTTACCATCTCGTAACACCAAGCGTTTCCCTTTATTGCACTATGATGAAGAGTCTAATACCAATAGAGCATTAAGATATGCCAGAAACCAAAAGTCTCCATTTGAAGACGAGCAGGACGGCAACTATATCTTAGAGCCAGTTGTATTTGAAGATGGTGCATTGGTTGTTCAAAAGAACAATCCTGTATTACAAAAGTTTTTAGAATTACATCCATCTAATGGAGATATTTTTGAAGAGTTTGATCCAGAGAAAGAAGCAACTCAAAATCTTGAATACTTGAACTTTGAACTTGATGCACAAATTGCAGCAAGAGAAATTAGTATTGACACAGCGATGGCAGTATTGCGTGTGATGATCGGATCTCGTGTAGAGAAGATGACATCTCAAGAAATCAGAAGAGATATTATGGTATACGCTAAAAACAATCCAGAAGACTTCTTAGAGATGATTGACGACTCTGACTTGCAATTACGCAACAAAGCAGCAAAGTATATTGAGATGGGTTACTTGAGCCTTAGAAACTCACAAAGAGATGTATTCTTTAATCTTAAAGACAATAAACGCAAAATGATGAGCGTTCCTTTAGGTGAGGAACCTATCAACGCTATGGCTGCTTATTTCAAGACCCAAGAAGGTATTGAAGTAGAAGAGATGCTTAACAGGATTAGTCAAGAATAATTATTATATTTGCATACAACTATGAGCAAATTTTTAAAAATTGAGGCATCAACTACCGGAACGGTTTTGATCGGCCTAGACAACATCGGTTTAGTAGCTAAAGCTTCTGACACTACTGTTGCTATTACTTACACTACGGGTCACGCTGCAAGCGACATTCTTACGCTTACTCACACAAGTAATGCAACTTTCGCAACAGTTCAATCAATCATTGATGCGATTATCGCTATTAACAAGCCAAATTCTGCACCTTTGCAATTTATTACTCCTACTTTACCAAGTGGTGTTAGTATTTCTACTGCTGTAATCGCTTAATTTTTTCTTTCTTTCATTCATTAAGGTAGCAGGGCAAGTCCCTGCTATTTTTTTATTATCTTTGCGATACAATGATAAATAACGTAAGAAATACCGTAATGTTCTTCCTTAACAAGGATAACAATGGATATCTTACTCCTGATGAATTCAATGCATTTGCCAGACAAGCACAATTAGAGGTATTTGAAGATATGTTCTATCAATACAATAAGTGGCTTGTTAAGAGGAATACAGGGGTATCGTATAGTGGCAGCTCAGACATTGCCAAGCTTTTGTCTGAGAGTATTGATAAGTTTTCTACAGGATCTGCGCTAACCTATTCTGGTGGCATATACAATTTGCCTACAGATGTATATAGCGTAACAAATGTATTGTATAGTCTCAAGGACGTTGAGAGAATTGAGAAAAACAAATTACCGTATTTCTTGTTTTCTAATCACACGGCTCCAACAACTTACTACCCTGCATACTCACAAGCTGGAAATACAATAACTGTCTATCCATCAACAATTCAGACTAACGTATCTATTGTCTACAACAGATATCCATTAGATCCAAAGTGGACATACTACACAGATCCGGCAACACAAGCACCATTGTTTGACCAAGCGGCTCCAGATTATAAAGACTTTGAAGTGCCTGATATATTTCAGAACGACTTGATTATCAAGATATTGAAGTTTGCTGGAGTTAGCATTAGGGAGAATGAGATTGTTGCTGTAGCAAATGCAGAAGAACAAAATAATCAACAACAACAACAATAATGTCAACAAACCAAGAATATTACAACGACTCAAACCTTTGGGGTGAAGGGCAGAATACTACATTGGCTGATATTGTCAATAACTTCATGCTCATGTATGTGGGCCCAGACAAGTTAATTGATAATGCTACGCGTTACAATGTGTTGTTCCATGCAAAGAGAGCATTGCAGGAGCTAAACTATGACGCACTAAGAAACAAGAAAGTTCTTGAGATGAAGGTTAAGGATGACTTAAAGTTTATCTTGCCTCCTGACTATGTTGACTATATTAGAATTTCATTAGAATCTGACGGTGTGCTGTTCAAGTTAACAGAGAACACAACAGTTAATTATGCCAGCGCATACTTGCAAGACAATAATGATGAGTTCATTTATGATCAAGAAGGCAACATTATTACTGGTCAATCTGAATTAGATATTGCACGAATTAAGGGCACAGCAATGCAAACATCTTACGTTGATGGATTGTACTACGGAAGAGATGGTTGGTTCTATGATGGATACTGGTACTTTAGTTATGGACTTGGTGGAAGATTTGGCTTGGAGACAAGCGAAGCAAATGTCAACCCTAAGTTTGTAATTGACAAAGCATCTGGTGTTATTAACTTCTCATCAGCCATATCAGGCAG